TTTCATGCAAAAGCCTCCAACTTCCGCTGCTTAAATGTCACTGACAATCATCGAAATTAGCGTTCCAGGTAACGTTCCTTCATCGGTTGAAATCGACGGCGGATTCGGGCCTGATATTGTCGAAATCAATCAAGGCCCAGCCGGAGCCGATGCCGTTATCACGAACGCGAGCATCGGCGCAGTCCTAACCGCAGCGACAGCGAAAACGACGCCAGTTGACGCTGACACGATACCGTTGACCGACTCGGCAGCATCCAACGCGTTAAAGAAGGTCACATGGGCGAACATCAAGGCGACTCTGGCAAGCTATTTCGGAACGGTTTACGCGGCATTAGTCCACACTCATGTCAGTGCAAATATCACCGACGCGACCAGCGCAGCTACGGCAAACAAGCTGGTCCTGCGGGATGCAACAGGCGGGTCGAACTTCGCAGCCGTCGGAGCATCTGCGGTTACATCGAGCGGATCTATTACCACGACTGGAATCAATGGATCCATCTCAACAAGCGGATATGATGCCGACATCTTTACAGCGGGAGCCAGTGCCAGCATCTCCACAGGCGGAGAGTTTGCTGCCATCTTCACACAAGGAGATTACGCCAGCATCTCTACGATTGGAGCCGGTGCCTGCATCTTCACAAGCGGAACGGACGCCATCATCTACACAAGCGGAACGGACGCCAGCATCTCCACAAGCGGAGCCAACGCCTCCATCTTCACAAGCGGAGCCAACGCCTCCATCTTCACACAAGGAGCCAGTGCTCACATCCAGACCAGCTCCACCTTCAAACTTTACGACGGAACTTATACTACCACGCTTTCTCACAGTCCGACAGCCAACCGCACCATCTCGTTTCCAAACGCATCTGGCACAGTCGCCCTGACTACCTCAAACGTCGCCACGGCAACCGCGCTGGCTACCTCACGGAATATCTTCGGCCTCTCTTTCGACGGAACTGCCAACGTCTCGGGTGACGCTACCAATAGCGGCCACTTTGCCAGCATTCCAACAGGAGGTGCGGCTGGGCATTTTGTCATGCTGCAAGGCACGGCTCCAACTCTTGTAGCAGGACGCACTGCAATTTATGGTGCCACGGGCGGATTCGGGATCAAAGACGGAACCGGCACAGCGCGGACAGTTTCTCTGTCTGGCGATCTTTCGCTTGCGAATAATCTGACGACGAGCGGCAACTTTGCGCTGACTCTGACGACGACTGCATCGACTAGTGTCACACTGCCGACGAGCGGAACATTGGCAACACTGACGGGCACAGAGACGCTGACAAATAAGACAATCACAAGTCCGACATTAACGACTCCAGCACTCGGAACGCCAAGCTCGGGAACGCTGACAAACTGCACAGGCTTACCAATCTCCACAGGAGTCAGCGGACTAGGGACAAATGTATCTTACGCGTTAGCGTTTAACGTCGGAACCGCTGGATCATTTGTGGTGTTTAACGGCGCACTTGGAACACCAGCAAGCGGCACTCTTACCAACGCAACAGGGCTTCCGATCTCAACTGGCGTCTCTGGACTCGGGACTGGAGTGGCAACATTTCTCGCCACTCCAACTAGCTCGAATCTAGCTGCAGCAGTTACAGATGAAACCGGATCCGGCTCCCTTGTTTTTGCAACAAGTCCAACTCTGACGACACCAATCCTAGGAACCCCCACTTCGGGAACACTTACAAACTGCACTGGATACCCTGAGCAATCTTTGACTGGAGTGCTTAGGGCTTTTGCAACGTCTGATCTAGTTCGAGCTTCTGGAGTTGGTGCGAATGACAGCGTTTTAACAGTTGCACTTGCATCAGGAAAAGCGTATAGAATTAGGGGAGTCGTAAAGATTGTAGCTCAGACTGGTGGAACTCTTTATTCTAATTTAGTTGGGCCAAATTGCACATTTGAAAATGTCTTAGCAGTCAGATATGGATTTCCTTACAACTTCAATGCAGGATCTTCAAATTTAACACCATACACCTCACTCGGTCTGCATAACCAAGTCGGAGCCGGAACTCAACAGTTGATGTTTGATGGTATTATTAACACCTCGGCTGCTGGAAACCTTACAATCTATTGGTCAAGCACTGGGGCATCTGGAACGAGATCAGCAGGTTCCTACATCGAAGCCACTCTCCTCAACTAATCTACCTTTATGCCACTATTCACCGAACGCACTCAACTCGAAAAGGATCTCGCCTTCAAAGATTATTTAATCCTTCGCGCACTTGAAGCGGCTAACCATTCCGCGCTGACGCTTCGCCAGTGCTATGACCAGTTCTATGCGCTGCCAACTAATAGGCTTTCCGCTGTCCTTAATCATAGCATCCCTGCCACGCTGGAAATGTTCTCAGGCAACACAGCATTCGGCCAAGCGGTAAACGCCGCGCTTGATTCTGCCGAGTTCGGAACCGTCCGCGCACCTGTCGAACTTCCTTCCAATATCACTTTCGACGGAAGCCAGTTCGTTGTAGCCATTGCTGAAGTGATCGCTACGCCGGAACTGCCATTGATCGAAGAACCTAAACCCGAAGTTGCAACTGAGATTGACGAAACGCAAACCGAACTAGAATCACCATGAAGAACCTCAAAACAACCATCGCCGGGGTCATTACGGCCGCACTTGTGGCACTGACTAACATCCTCCAAAACGGAGCCAAACTTGAAGACTGGAAGACCTGGATTGTCCCAGTTTCTCTTGTCGTCATGGGTTACGTCTCGAAAGATTTCAACGCCACTGGAAAACCATGAAAACACTTACTTACCTCGCGGCAGCATTCGCGCTCGTCTGGTCGCTCTCGTCCTGCGCCCCATCGACTACGATCACCGAGACGCTGCTGGACGGCACCGTTCGGAAGACCGAGATCAAAGGTGGAATCGACCCATCTGCCGTGCCGCTCGCTGGCCTAGCGGTCCGCACATACGCAACAATCAACTCTGAGAAATGATTCTCGTCCAATGGGTGCTGACAATCATCTACGTCCTTTGGGATGTATTGGTTTATACCTCACCCGATGACACGCCATGAACTCGACCAGCATCGGAAAAATCGAAGGATGTGACATCCGGCTTGAGCAATCAGCGACCGGGCAAGAGCGCGCCTGGTGGACAGCCAAGGCCGCGATTGATTGCGATGGCGGAAGCAATCCACATCACGATCCATGCTGGCAACCGGACACAACGCTGCGCTTCAATGGACGCTCCATCGATGCAGACGTTGTGCCGTTTATTGTAGTGCCTCCGCTCATCATCCAGCGCACTAGAGGCGTCGTCATGGGCTGCAAAGCGCGAGCCAGCTATCGAGGCCGATCAGTTGATTGCGTAGTTGCCGACATTGGACCGCGCCGGAAGATTGGAGAGCTATCGCCAGCCGCAGCACAAGCTATCGGGCTAGACCCGAATCCAAATCACGGAGGAACCGACTCGCACGAAGTGACGTATGAAATCTGGCCGAGCATCCCGGCGACCGTCAACGGAACCACCTACAAGCTGCAACCTGCATGAATGAAGACCACCTGACAGTCGGGTCGAAGATCGTAATGGGGATTTGTGGAATGACCGTGAATGCGCTTGCAGTCCTTACCAGCATGCAGGAGCAGATCGAATGGGGAATGCGCATCTTTTCGCTGGTCGTCGGTATCACAGTCGGATTTTTTACCATCTGGAGTCTGCTTAAGAAAAAGCCAAAATGAACGTCTACATGATCTCACACGAAGAAATGGAAACGCTCCACTTTCTTCGAGGATGGCTCAGTGACATCATCAAAACCGGAAAGCTGGCCAAGTCTCAACAACACTCGGCGGCTGACTTCGCCATCGACCTCAGCGAGCTTTTGGAAGGCGCGATGTGCGCGGAAATTACGCCAAATGATACCTGATCACGTCACAATCGGCGGCAAACGCATCGAGGTCATCGAGGATCTGGACCTCGCTGAATACGGCACGTTTAGTCCTGATGAGTGGATCATTCGACTCGGGCCGTCTGCCAAGATTAATCCGCTCGAAACGCTTCGCCATGAAATGATTCATGCTTGCTTTGCCGTCGCTGGCCTGTCACACCTCAAACGATTTGAGGAGGAAGCGGTGGTCCGCTGCCTCGACAATCTCTTGTTCCCAGCACTGGAATCACTCCAAACCAACGAATGACATGGACAATACGCAACGCATTCAAAATTCGATCAATCGGAATCCCTCTTTGCCGAATTACCGAATTGCCAATAATCTGGCCGTCCCAGCGGGAGAGGTCGCCAAGGTTCGCGCTGAGATGGGACATATCCCAACGGCACCACAGCAGGATCAGGGATTGCTTCTGAGCAAGCTGAGAGTGCTTCCACGGCGTCCTGCGGAATCTGCTGCGAAATACATCAAGCGGCTTCCGCTCGGTCGCGGTTTCGATGTCAGAAAACTGTCACAAGAATGGGGCATGGGTGAGGAAACAATCCGGCGTCACGCAAAAGACCTTTCATGTCTAAAATACGTCGAGGTCGAACCTGACGAGTGGGTGCCGGTCGTGATGAACCCCGAAACTGCCAAGCAATATGTCTGAAGGAATCGATTTATCTGCCATGCGCGTCTCGGACAACGACGCCATCTCGGAAGTGACCAAGGCTCGCGCTGCGCTCTCGAAGCTCAAGCAGGAGCTTGTCGCAGTCACAAAGGATCGCGACGAGTTACTGGTCGAATACGGCGACCTTCAGAAAGCGCGATACGCTGGCAACGCATCGAGGACGAAACCGAAACCCGCAAAGGATGATTTTGTCCGCATCATCGCCAACGATGTTCACGGCCAAATGATGGACCGCCAGGCCGTCGAGGCGTTCCTTGGCGACCTGCGCGACTGGAATCCAGACGAGATCGTCCTCAACGGAGACATCATTGAGTGTGGCGGCTTCCTCGCAGCTCACCATGTCCTCGGTTACGTTTCGCAAACGGAATATAGCTGGCAGGAGGACATCGCCGCCGGGAACTGGTTTCTCGACGAGGTGCAAAAGGCCGCACCGAGAGCGGTAATCCATTACATCGAAGGAAACCACGAAGACCGAGTGGAGCGTTGGATTGTTGATCAAACGATGCGCCACACACGAGATTCAACTTTCCTGCGGGAACTGATCTCACCGAAGGTCTTGCTGCGCCTTGAAGAGCGCGGAATTAGCTACTACGGGCGCGGTGAGCATCACATCCAGGGTCTTCCTCCAGGCTGGATCAAGCTGGGGAAAATCTTCTTTGTCCACGAACTAGGCGGAGGCAAAAACGCTGCCGCTTCCGCTGCCGGTAAAACGGCTGGCAACGTAGTGTTCGCGCACACTCACCAAGAAGATTCGGCCACGATGGTCTTGCCGGGCGTCGGCCTGATTAAGGCGTGGAATCCCGGTTGCCTTTGCCAACGCGCACCCCTCTGGAGGCATTCAAACCCCACGAACTGGAGCCACGGCTATGCCGTGCAATTCGTGGCCAAATCCGAGCAATTCCTGCACTTGAATATTCCGATCTGGGAAGGAAAATCCCTAGTCGGATCGCTTCACGGTCGGATCAAGGGTTGATTTCAGCGGCACATTTCCGCGTTCGCTAAGCCGTCTCGGGAAACCGGGGCGGCTTTTTTCGGGGCAAAATTCACCTTCGCCAAAAAAAACTTTCCCTACTGCCGCAAGGGATTGCGGGCTTTTTTCGCCATCCTTGTAAATTTTCCGTTTACAACCTGTAAACGTCGGCTAGGGTCTTCTCAGTTGCAAGACGCGACGCCAACCGACCAAGACCATGACAACCAACTACATCAATGCAAAGGGTCAAGAAATCATCGTGTGCAAAGGCGGATGGAAAATCAGCCGGGAGAAAATGGAAGCCAACCAAATCAAGCGCATCGCAGAGCAAGAAAAAGCAAAAGCCGACCGCCAAGCATTCCGTCGCGCAAAGCTGGACGCTGCAATCGCTAGCGGTGACACAGAGGAAATCGAGTATCTCCGGTTCATGTATTCCATGTAAATGGCCACCGCTAACTCCAATCGAACTAAATACAATATACCCACTAAGCGCATGAACCGCCAACCGACAACCACCATGACCATGACCATGAAAAACGCACTCTACATCACAGCCACGATCAATTCCGATGAGACAACCACAATCGGATATGAGGTTGAATCGCCCAATGGCAGCGCCATTGCAACCGGGAGTGAACTGCTCCACGATGGAGGGAATACCGAGATTCGCACTCAGCTACGCTCCGCATGCGTCAGGGCGCTGGAGTCCCGATTTGACGCTGAGGAAGACCGCTTCGGCGCTGCGCTCGATCTGCCAACCGCTGAGGAGTATGGCAGCATCACCCGTGGTGACGGAGCCGGAATCGCCTGAACCTCACCCGGCGAGGTTCGACCCCTTCGCCAATCCTCAAATCAAAACGACCATGACTGCACTTCTCTATCGCTCACCCTTTGGCTGGAACCTGATGCTCGCATTTAGCGACGTTCGCACCGGATTTTCCTCGACCGCATCCGCTCGCCGATATGCCCGCACTGAGGGCATCAGGGTCCGCCGCTCACCCAAACTCGACCACCAATGAAAATCATCACACGCGCTCGCACAGGGCAATCTCTAGGTCTCAATCGTCGTCGTCCATCAACTCGCTGGCATTACGCCGCCGCTGCAATCGGATGCTTTACCGGTGCCATCTTGATTTTGCTAGCCATCGCCACACGATAATGTCCGCCAAACTACCTACACGCGCCATGATCCAGGTCGCCGAAAAAACGCACGAACGGGTGCGCAGAGAAGCACTCAAGCGGCAGCTGCCGGTTTACGCGGTCGCAACGCTCCTGCTCGACCACGCTCTCGACAGTCTCAAAGCTGGAGAAGTCAAACTTACCGGACCAACCATTGAAACGCCATGACGCCGGAAGAACAAACATTGTGTGTGGTATGGGAGACTTACTGCGACGAATGCTATTATCACATGTGGAGAGTGAGACGCAAAAACGAGCGAGGATTTGATGATGGATTCCACCTCCAAAACGGAAAGGAGGCGAATCAATTAGTTGAGCTACTAAATAAGCAAGATGACGCACTTTCCACTGTCACCGAGCAGCGGGACAGGCTGGCGACAATCTTGCAGGGAATACGATTTGAATACAGAGGTCAAATTCCCGATCCAACTTGTGATTGCGGAGACTGTGAGTTTCTCATTACAATGGACAACGCTTTGCAATACCTAACCAAACCAAACTAATGACAACTGACAACCTATTCGACATTCCAGAGTCGCCATCTCCTAGACTTCAGTGGATGCGCGACAACCTCATTTCAATTATTCCTATGGCTCCTCAAGCGGACTCTCCAAGTCTTCCGAAGTTTATCGCCACAAAGACAGTCATCGGCACTGGAGACACTGAGGAAGACGCTTTTGACGAACTCTTGGAAAAACTGCAATGCGGATTGAACCTCAAACTCTGGAACGAGTGATCTCATCCTATATCACGCCAGTGTTCGCGCTCGCAGGATTTGCATTATTCAACCTCCAAGTCCTCCGCGAATATTACAGACGAGAAGTTGAAAAATCGACTGCGCTCGACCACGCCTCCAAAGTTTTTCCACATACCAACGAAACCAAAAAAGCATACCAGAAACGACCATGAGCAACGACCTAAAAACACTGATTAATTCCGACGCGATGCGCGATCAATTCGCTCGCGCCTTGCCTAAGCACCTCACGGCCGAACGCTTTTCCAGAGTGGCAATTACTGCTCTGACGCGCACTCCGAAGCTCCAGGACTGCACACCAGCTAGCCTGATGAAATGCTTGCTTGACCTGTCCGCGATGGGGCTTGAGCCGGATGGACGGCGAGCGCATTTGATCCCCTACGGAACCGAGGCAACTCTGATCATCGACTATAAAGGCTTGATCGAGCTAATCCGCCGGTCAGGTGACGTGGTTTCGATCCGAGCCGAAACGGTCTGCGAACGGGACGACTTTTCGTGGTCCAATGGCGAAGTGACTCACGCTGTTAACTGGCGCGAGGATCGAGGTGAGATCCAAGCCGTCTATGCCGTCGCAGTGATGAAGAGCGGAGAAAAGCAGACAGCAGTGATGACAACGAAAGAGGTCGAGGCCATTCGCAGCCGGTCACGATCCGGCAACAATGGACCTTGGAAAACCGATTGGGCGGAAATGGCCAAAAAGACCGCCGTCCGCCGCCTATCAAAGATGCTTCCAATTTCCTCCGAGATCATGCGCCACGTCGAGCGTGATGACGACCAGTTCACGATGCGGAACGTGACTCCATCGGTGCCGTCGTTTGCACTGCCGAAAGCGATTGAGGCGCAGCCTGAGATCGAAACCCTTAACAATGAAGAGCCACAGCCATGAAATACCCAGACTGCATCTTAATCGACTGCGACCAGCGAACACCGGAATGGTTTGAAGCTCGCAAGGGCCATTTGACCGCTTCCGCATTCGGCACCTGGCTGACAAAAAACGATGCGACAAGCCGGAAGGCTAAGATCACTGCGACCGCTGCCGTGCTTGCTCAGGCTGCCGGATTTCCTGATCCGCCTGTTTTTGAGAACGCCGACATCAAACGGGGCATTGAGCAGGAGCCGGAAGCTCTTCAGTATTTCCAGCGCATGACCGGGCTGACGGTTGATTCAATCGGGTTTGCCAAGTCCCAGCACGGATTGTTCGGCTGCTCACCCGATGGATTGATTCTGGAAAACTCATCAGGCGTGGAAATTAAATGCCCGAGAGCCTCAAAGCTGATCCAATATCATCAAGCTGGCGAATTGCCGTCAGAATACAAGGATCAGGTTCACGGCAGCATGGCCGTAACCGGCGCATGGACCTGGCATTTTCTCGCCTATCATCGAGGACTCCCGGCGTTCCACATCGAGGTCCAGCGCGATGATTACACCGAGTCGATGCTGACCGGATTGAAAGCATTTTCAGCCTACCTATACGAAACAAGCGAGCGGATGACAGCGTTGGCTGAATCGCAGTCGGCTTTGCTGGAATGGTCGAAGTCAGAATCCGAACTCCAAAACGCGCAATGAACACAGAAAATGATCCGCTGATCCCAGTTCGTGCTAGCGAATGGGCAAAGCTCAATCAGTGCGCGAAGGAGGCGAGATGGTTTCCGCCAGAAACCGCACCGCTCAACGGGACGCTCATCCTTGGAGACTTTGGGTGGCCGTGGGCTAACTTTGCAGTCTGGGACGAATACGACGAGCATTGGTGCATTTCGACCCTGCAAGCATGTCCAATGGCTAGTGGTCGGATCAACTCATATATTGAGACAGACACCGAAAAATTGGCATCCTTGAAACGCTGGATGCCGCTTCCGAAATTGCCTAAATGACCCCTCAACAAATCATCGACCTGACCGCAGAAATCACCGGCATTCCGCGCGAGGAAATCACTAGCAGATGCCGGGAGTTTCCGATCTGCAAAGCGCGAAACATTGCAGCCTGGGGAATCAAGAGCATTCGACCGACATGGAGCTTGATCCGGATCGCCAACGAGCTTGGAATGACGGACCACGGAAGCGCACGACACGCACTCATCCGCTGCCGCGAACTTTACCGAAGCAATCCTGAGTTTCGCAAGATGGTGAATAAGCTCAAATCTGCAATCACAAAAACCAACGCCAGTATCCTGCCATGAATCCCGCGCCCTCCCGCTCCGCTATGTCACCGACTTCCTCGCAGGAGTCATTGGCAGCGATCTATTGTTGTGTGTCTTCATTGCCTGGGAAAACGCGGAATCAAAGATACCTAGAAAAGCTCAAGCTGAATCCTGAAAAATATCGAGCGCACCTAGAGAAAAACCGCAATGGAGCGAAAAGACAAAAAGAGAAAGAGCGTAGCAACCCGCATCTATGGCAAGACCGCATTCAAAAACAACGCAACCGCCGATCAAATCCAGACTATCGCAGTCGAATGAACGCAAAAGATATGGAACGCCAGCGCGGACTGCCTGACAGCACCGTGGCAAGCATCCTCGGTCTAAAACTGGCAGACTGCCCTAAAGAACTGATCGAAATGAAACGAGCGCACATCTGCCTAAGCAAAGCACTTAGAACTAAAATGAAATCAATATGAACACAATCGAGAAACTGAGAAAGAAGATGGCCAGCACCGTAACGGCACTGGAGAAGAAGGAAATCAGCGCGGAGGAAGCCATGGCAATCTGTCGCGCCGGGGCGGTCGTCATCGGCTCACTGCGGGTGGAACTGCAATACCGCCAATCACGCGCCGAAAAACCAGTGATCGAATTCATGGATTCTCCACACAACCAACCGACTCTATGAAAAACAATTGCTCGCGCTGTAATGGCGATGATCCTTCCTGCTACGTTTGCCATGACCGACAAATAGCCGAGGAAATAGCACAACTTGAATACGCTTTTGAGATGCACAAAATGTGCTGCGAACATTTCAACCTCGACCCTGACAATGATTCAGAAGGCGACACGCTGCTGGAAGCTATTTGCAGGGACGAAGGCGCAGGTAGGGACAAGGAGAGAATCAAAGAGCTTCTCGACATGCTGAAGCGGGTCCGCAAACATGGGGGCATTGAGAACCTTGCTCAGTTGGACGAAATGGACGAACTTATCGAACGATCCAATCTTCCATGAAAATCACCATTGAACGCACCATCGACCTATGAGCCAACTTTACATCGGGATCGACAACGGCCTGACAGGTGGCCTAGTCGCGCTCTCCGATCACCCAGGACCGCCGATTGCCGGCATTCCGATGCCAACGCGCGGAAAGTCTAAAGGCAACGAGGTCGATGCGTGGGAAGTCATGCGCTGGCTTTCGCAATTCGATCTTAGCTCCTCGACCGTGATCCTCGAAACACCCGGCAAGCATTCACCAGGCGCACAGGCTCTGTGCTCAATGTGGGACAGCTACGGCGCAATTCGAGGTGTGCTCGAAAGCAAAGCAATTCGCCATCACAGAATCGCGCCGCAGACATGGCAAAAGAAAATGCTGCCGGGATGCGCCAAGGGAGATACAAAGGCAGCAGCCTTGCTCAAGGCTCGTCAACTCTGGCCGGATGAAACATGGCTGGCATCGCCCCGATGCACCAAGCATCACGACGGCATGATTGACGCGGCTTTGATCGCGGAATACGCACGAATCTGCAACCTATAACATTCCGATCACGGACGCCTAAGCGTTTCGTGCATCGCTCGATTCTAAATAATCTCACCAACACACGCACGAATCTGCAACCTATGAACTACAAACCAAAATCAAATGAATGAGCTGGCACTTTTCGCGGGCGCTGGTGGCGGAATACTCGGCGGAAAACTCCTTGGATGGAGAACCGTCTGTGCCGTCGAATGGGACGCCTACGCACGGGATGTTCTGGTCGCCCGACAAAACGACGGCTGTCTTGAAGCCTTCCCGATCTGGGATGATATACAAAACTTCGACGGACGACCATGGCGAGGCCGTGTTGATGTGGTGTCTGGAGGCTTCCCCTGTCAGGACATCTCAGCCGCAGGAAAAGGCGCCGGAATCGAAGGCGATCGAAGCGGTATGTGGAAGCACATGGCGCGAATTATCGGTGAAATATTGCCGCAATTCGTCTTCGTGGAAAACTCACCAATGCTTGTGGGAAGAGGTCTTACCGTGGTCCTCGGTGACCTTGCCGAAATGGGGTATGATGCGGAGTGGGGCATTGTGGGAGCGCATCACGTCGCCGCTCCTCACAAACGAGACAGAATCTGGATTGTGGCGCACTCCAACGGCACACGACTGGAAAAACACAGGGTGTTGCAGCCAGATATACCTATCCGATCAAGTCCGACCGGGACAAGTCACAAACCAAATCAAAAAAGCGACAATAGCGACATGGCCGACGCCACGGGCAGGGAATCCGGGAAGCCGCCCGAACGGGAAAGGCGGAAAGATTCTTGCCGAAGAGGTGAAGAAGTCTCTGATCTGGCCGACGCCTGCGGCGAGGGACTGCAAAGGATCGAACTCACGGGAGCATTGCGAGACGAACGGCACGGGCCGGAAGCACATGGATCAACTAGCCAATGCGGTGGCGTATCCCGACCTCCGTGGGCACCCTGCGAGTGTTGCGATGATTGGTGGTGCAACCTCCATGAAATGCACACTGGAGAGTGTCCTTGTCCAGAAATCGACGAATGGGACAGCGACCCCTACTCAGTTTGCCACACCCCAAGCCAGGGACTTCCGCACGGGGCAACAGAGTCGATGGGACAACCCGGAGCGGACGCGCAATCTGAACGACCAGATTGGTGGGCAACTGAACCCGACGTGGGTCGAGTGGCTCATGGGGTGGCCGCTCGGGTGGACCGACTGCGCTGCATCGGCAACGGCCAAGTTCCAGCAGTGGCTCAACTCGCATGGAATCTCTTAAGATAATCCACATATTACACTCGATTCTGAACAATCTCACCAAAACACAACACAATGCAAAAACTGAACATTAACGTAAGCCTAATCGACAAGTCCGAACTCTACGAAGGCAAGAAGGGAAAGTATCTGAGCCTGACTCTTTTTGAGAATCGAGACGGGACCGATCAGTACGGGAACGATGGATTTATCGTCCAGGACATCGGCAAGGAGCGCCGGGAGGCCGGTCAGAAAGGGCCGATCATTGGCAACTGGAAGCACGTCAACACGGCACCAGGCCGCACCGTGATGCCGAAGATCGCGACGGCACCGCCTACGCCGCCGAAAAGTGGATATGAGCCGGATCCGAATGACGATCAAAGCGACATCCCTTTTTAGTTTGACCTTTCCCGAATCCCGGCAATTTTAACGCCGCCACATCGTTCGTCCCGATGACAACCAACAATCAACTTTGCCCGCCTGATGCTTGCCGGATTCGTTCGGCAGGGGACGACTTCAGGCGGGCCTTCTTTTGCATAAAAATATGAGCACCGAAAAACAAAACTACTTAGACTTCCTACTAGGGAAAGTCCCTCAAGCGGAAGTCTGCGGATTCGATCCACCTTCGCCGTGTCATCACTCGCTATTCCCTCATCAAATGGATATTTGCGAATGGGCGATCCGTGGCGGTCGTCGCGCGATTTTTGCCAGCTTTGGACTTGGAAAGACGCGCATGCACTTGCAACTTGCAAAGTGGGTTTGCGAAAGGACCAACGGATCATTCCTGATTATTTGTCCCCTTGGAGTGAGGCAAGAGTTCACTCAATCGGATGGGCCTGCAATGGGCATGAATCTCAAGTTCATCCGTCGAAATGAGGAGATTGAGCAACCTGGAATTTACGTCACGAATTACGAATCAGTCCGAGATGGCAAGATTGACGTAAACGGATTTCAAGGCGTCGGAATGGACGAGGCTAGCGTGTTGCGCTCGTTTGGTTCAAAGACCTATCAGACGTTCCTTCCGCTGTTTAAGGCTGTCCCGTATCGCTTTGTATTCACGGCCACGCCATCGCCTAACCGCTACAAAGAATTGATCCACTACGGAGGCTTCCTTGGCATCATGGATACCGGTGAAGCTCTTACCCGCTTCTTTCAGCGCGATTCTAGCCAAGCCAACAACCTCACGCTTTATCCCCACATGGAAAAGCAATTCTGGCTCTGGCTGGCATCATGGGCCGCATTTATTCAACGGCCATCAGACCTCGGTTATTCTGACAGCGGATATGACCTGCCAGCAATCAACGTGCAATGGCACCGGCTCCAAGATGATCACACGCAAGCATGGTCAAAAGTCGATTCATGGGGACAAGCGCAGCTCTTGAACGATCAGTCAATCGGTCTGAAAGATTCAGCGGAAACCAAACGAGCAACGATCAAAAAGCGCATCGAGCGAGCCAAAGAGCTAATTGACGACAATGGACTGGAACGGCACTGGCTTGTTTGGCACGACCTTGAATCGGAACGTGACGCTATCGAAAAACAGCTACCGGAAGCCAAGACGGTTTACGGGTCGCAGGACTTGGAAAAGCGCGAGGAACTCATCATGGGGTTTTCCCGTGGGGAGTATCGAATTCTCGCAACCAAGCCGATCATTGCCGGGTCAGGCTGTAACTTTCAACGGCATTGTTCCGATGCAATCTTTCTTGGCGTGGGTTACAAGTTCAACGACTTTATCCAAGCCATCCACCGAATCCACCGTTTCCAACAGCCGGAACAGGTAAATATCCACATCATCCACATGGAATCCGAAGATGCCATCGTGGAAGAACTCAAGGCGAAGTGGTCACGCCATGAGGAATTGCAAAAGAAGATGACTGCGATCATGCAAGAATACAAACTATCAACTCACAACTCAATGGAACTCATCAGAACAATGCTCACCGGTGGCGAGCGCACAGAAATTAAAAGCAACATGTTTAAGGCAATCAGGAACGATTGCACTTTGGAACTCATGGACTGGAAAGACAATCAGATCGACATGATTTGCACGTCCATTCCGTTCGGGAATCAATATGAGTATTCGCCCAGCTTCAACGACTTTGGACACAATTCCGACAATGAAGAGTTTTTTAAGCAGATGGACCACTTATGTCCGCAGCTTTTGAAAGTCCTAAAGCCTGGTCGCATCGCGGCAATCCATGTAAAGGACCGCATCCGATTCGGTAACGTGACTGGCGACGGATTCCCAACGGTTGACCCGTTCTCTGACATGACCACAGCAGCATTCAGAAGTGCAGGCTTTAGGCTCATTGCCCGCATCACAATCGACACCGACGTGGTGCGCGAAAACAATCAGACCTACCGCCTAGGATGGTCTGAGAATGCCAAGGACAGTTCTAAGATGGGTGCTGGAATGCCAGAATATGTCTTGGTATTTCGCAAGTTACCGAGCGATCAATCCAACGGTTACGCGGATGTGCCGGTGTGCAAACCCAAAGAAGAATACACCCGCGCCGATTGGCAACTTGACGCTGCGGGCTTGTGGCGCTCCAACGGCAATCGCTTGCCTGATCCTGAGATCATGAAGCACATGAGCCATGAGGCAATCAAGGCGCTCTGGATCGAATACAGCAAGCAAGGCGGATATAGCCATGATCAGCACGCGGAACTTGCAAAGGCGCTGGAAGGCATCGGAAAGTTGCCATCGTCATTCATGCTCTTCCCTGCGATCTCGCGCAACAAGGACATCTGGACCGACATCGCCCGCATGCGGACACTTAACAGCGAGCAAACACGCCGCAATCAGGAAAACCACGTCTGCCCATTGCAACTCGACATTATCAAGCGACTGATCACGCGTTACAGCAACAAGGGCGAGATCGTTTATGATCCGTTTGGAGGCATCGGAAGCGTCCCGTTCCAAGCTATCAAAATGGAGCGGCAAGGGTGGATGACCGAACTGAATGAGGAGTATTGGAAAAATGCAGTCGGCTATTGCGAGATGGCCGAGAATGAGGTTTGCGTTCCAACCTTGTTCGATCTCGCATCCGCTCTTTGAATAACTTTCCCCAGGCTCCCGGCGTGTGCCGACGAGTCGCGCCATCCGCTGACCGCTCGCCTAATCTTAGGAGGGCTGGGAGGGCGGCAGCGGAGGCAGGGAACTATTGTTGTCAAATTTAAGGAAACATTCCGTTTGCGCTGAAACCTGGATTTCGGCAAAGTAGCAGCGTCAAACGAATCGGAATCCGCCCGGTTCACATCCAACTTCTATTTTCCCCGTCCGGGGATCGGTTCCAAGGCAACTTGGGCGGAAACCGAAAACCGGGCGGGGTTTTTGTTTTTATGGGAACATACCGAACCTACATTGAAAAGCTACGCGACCCAAGGTGGCAGCGACTTCGCCTTAAATGCCTAGAGAAAGCCGAATGGACTTGCTCATGGTGTGGCGACAAGAAAAGCAATCTCCAGGTGCATCACGGATACTACCGGAAAGGCGCGACACCGTGGAGTTACCCGCAAAAGACCCTTCACGTTCTTTGCGAGGGGTGCCATGGGCGGGCCGAGTGGCAACGTGAGGAGCTTTACCGGATGATCGCTGCAATTCACCCATCTAAGATCGCAGTGCTGGCAACGCAACTTTCACAGTCGGCAAACATGATGCTCGCTGATCTTGATTTCGATAAATCAAACGATGGCGAGAGTGATTCTTTGGGGGAGTTGCAGCCAGAAGACTTGTCACTTACACAGTCAGGACTTTCCAGCTTTTTTGGGAATTTGAAACAACTACTTGAGGATGACGACAAATGAGAATCCGCACAATCAAACCAGAATTTTGGATGCATGAGGGTTTGGCAAAATGCTCTGAGTTCGCCCGACTACTTGCCATCGCGCTTTTAAATTGGTCCGACGATGAGGGCTATTTCATGGCAAATCCAATCCTGATTCGGGGGCAAGTTTTCCCGTTCCTTGATGATTCCAAGATCATTCCAAGAAGCCTCAAAGACCTTTCCTTCGTGGGGTGGATTCGGCTCGGGAAAGACAACCAGGGCAGAGACGTTGGATTTGTCATCAATTTCTCTAAGCACCAGCGAGTCGATAAGCCAAAACCAAGCAGCATCAAGGGTTGCGCAACATTCCAAGATCCATCCAAGAATGATCCAAGATCCATCCAAGATGAATCCAAGGAGGAAGGGAAGGGAATGGAAGGGAATGGAACAGGGAAGGGAATGGATAGTTTTGCACGGAGCGGAACAAGTTCCGACTCCATGCAGATTTCATGGAATGCATCGGTAGGTTTCACAGGAATCGAATCCAAGGACATCACCGGATGGCAGGATGCTTTTCCCGCCATCGACATTCACAGGCAGACCGCCGCCGCGAATCAGTGGCTTCTCGCCAACCCACGAAAGGCCAAGAAGAGCAATTACCGCCGATTCCTAACATCGTGGTTTTCACGCGCTCAGGACCGAGGGGGTGACGTGTCATCGCTGCCAGCCAAAAACTCCAACCCCCTAGCACCAGGATCATGGTAGACGTTCGCCCATACCCACACAGCCCGAGCTACGAAAAGCTTACGCTGTCTTGCTTCGCCCAAAGGTCATTCCTGCTGGATGAGTTTCCCGAGATCACCGAAAGCCACTTTTACATTTTGGCTCACAGGTTCATTTTCAAGCTCATTCAAGAGTGCCGGACGGAACTGGATCACATCGACCTGATCAAAGCGGTCAACCACGCCAACGAAAAAGGCACGTTGGAGGATTGCGGCGGGCCGGGGACGATCACGGATTGTTTCGGGGCCGCAATCGCCCATCAATGCGGCCAGATTCGGGAATACACTGAAATCCTTTCCAAGCACTACTCCCGCCGATTGGCCATCCTTGCCTCATACGACCTCATAGAAGCCGCGTTTGACACGTCCGACGACGAAGAGTTCCTGCGGGCAGCATCAGAGCCGATTACGGCCATCCACGACGTATTCGCGGGGCAACGGAAAGAAAGCGGGAAAGCAGAAGCTCTCACCAAGTTTGCCAAGGCTTACGAGGATCGGATCACAGGAAGGAACAACGGGCGCGGATACCAAGTATCGTTGACCGACATTAACGAGGTGCTTGGCGGGCTTTACACCAAGCAAATTATGATCATCGCGGGCAAACCGACATCAGGGAAATCCATTCTCGGGAGCCAGCTTCTTTGGGATCTGGCAGAGCAGGGGATACCCGTTACGTTTTTGTCTTTGGAGCTTCCCGGCGAAAAGGTCATGGAGCGCCTTGCGATCTACGTTTCTCAGCGTCCAGCGTTGGCAATTTCAAAGCCTGTTGAATTTGCCCATGCGAACGAATCCAATTCTCCAACTAAGTTCGACATTCAAAAGGTCCAGAACGTGATTCGACGGATCATTGATTCCCCGTTCCAAGTTGACGACTCATGCGGGCAGTTTATCGGACAGATCGTCGCCAAGATCAGGCGGCACCATCGGCTTTACGGCACCAAGTTCTTTGCGCTGGATTACGCACAGCTCATCAAAAGCGAACGGACCAAGAACGCTAGCAAGGAAGAAGAATCATCGGAAATCAGCCACATACTCCAGGCACTTGCCAAGGAACTGGACATCGGGATTCTGCTGCTTTCCCAACTCAACCAGAACAACCAAACCAAATACGCCAGCACGTTTTTTGAGGACGCGGACACGATGCTCAGGATTATCATGGACGATGACACGAACTACCATCGTGCCATCGGACTCAAAAAGGACCGACACAACGGAAAAACAGGCGAGACAATGCCAATCGTCTTTGACAAGCTCATGCTGCGATTCATCCCTAAGCCGTTTGACTGGGATTCCAAAGCACCAGATACGATTGAGGACGCCAAGCCGAAATACTCGAAATGAACCACCACCAACCGAACCAATGAACCTACACGATAGACCGACGCCAAGAACCAATCAGATTGTGCGCGAACAGCTTGCTAGGCTAGGAATGACGCCAAGCGCACTGGCGGCCAAGCTGACGATGCACAGTGAGCAGCTTGAGCGCGAGGCCGCAGCATGGCGGGCGGTCGCGGAGAGATACCGAGGACTCACTGATTGTGATGGAATCCCCGATGTAGTCGCTCAAGCAATCGAGGCGAACGCTGCCTTTGACGCGCTCAGGGAGGAGGTTGACGGGTGACACCCACTGTCGGGACTCGCACCGCAGGTCAACAAGCAGAAATCAAGCAATGGCTGGAAGAAATGAAGGAGACAACGTGGACAACCAAACCTTTTTTTGATAATCTCAAACCATGCTAGACGCTTTCTTTCAGTCTCTCGCCAATCTTTCAAGGAAAGTATTGACACCCTCATCCTTCAATTCCGCGCAATGGAAAGCGGTTGCTCCCGCAATTCGGCAGGTCTCGTTTTTTTCTGCAACAGTGGACAAAATGAGAGTTCTCGCCGCATACAAGCGGATGCTTACCGACTGGATTGAAGGAGCAACGGAAGAGGTTCAAGGGCCATACGGACAAGCGACCGCATACAAAGTCGGAAGCCAAGCGGATTTCGTTCTGCAATCTAGGGAGTTGCTCATGAAGGAGGGGCTTGCGTCACCGGAGGATTTCAAGGATGAGAGGCTTTCAAACATCGGAAGTTCCGAGCGATTAAAGTTAGTTTTCAATACGAATATCCAACAGGCTCAGCAGCTTGCGACTTGGCAACGAAAGGTAAGCAATCCCGATTACATCAATCAATTTCCAGCCGCTCGATTTATCAGGACGCCAGGCGTGACTAGTCCACGACCGAGGCACATCGCAGCTGAAAACGAGGTCAGACGCTGGGATGATTTCGAGTTTTGGCTTTTCCAAAACGCCGCCGACATTGGAGGATTCGAGGTTCCTTGGGGACCGTGGGGATTTAATTCATACATGCTTCAAGAGCCGGTAAAACGGAAAGAAGCCGAACGACTAGGACTCGTTAAACCCGGCGAGATCGTCAAACCGATAGATGGCTCACGCTGGGGAGCGCCAGCGGACAAGCTCAAAAAAGGCACAAAAGCCAACATCAAAGCCATTCCGCTTGAGATCAGCGCACAGGGACAAGCCGAACTCAAAGCTCAATTTGGCTCTGATTTTATCAATGACAACGGCAAGATTTCACTCAAGGCGTTCAATGAGCTTCGACGCAAGGCTGGAGTGTGAAAGTGGAAACGGGCGAAGCAAACGACAAACAGTGAGGAAACAAAGTCAAAAGGCCGAGTCAAGAATGGAATTGAAGAGGATTGATACTCAATGGAATACAGATTGCAAATTTGCTTGCCGATCAGTCTCAAAATCCGCGCTTGCAACGCTTTGCAAGACAAAGTAAGGATTGAGCATGGCAATTGATTGGACGCCAGACCTTATTGAAACCATTTGTGACCAGATTATTTCTGGCAATTCTGTGCGTCAAATTTGCAAGGGGAAGGGGATGCCTTCGGAGCCTACGTTCTATCGAAAGATGATGAACGAACCGGAGTTTGAAAGAACTATCGCGAGGGCGAGAGAAGTCGCTCAAGAGGCGGAAGTTGAATACATTCGGGAGATTGCGGACTCAGCAACCCCTGAAGACCACAATGTCAAGAAACTGCAAATCTGGACTCGCATGTGGATTGCATCCAAGAAAGCTCCTAAAAAATACGGCGACCGTATCGCTCAAGAGATCACCGGCGCTGACGGCGGGCCAGTGCAAATGGAATCAAGCCGCACCGAGGTTGAGAAGCTGGAGTTCGCCGCCATGCTTGCAAAAGCCCGAGCAGAATGAGCGACGATCCGGCAGATAGCCCAGCATGGTTCGCCTTCCGGCACCTGGGGCTTGACCTCTACCAATGGCAGGTCAAAGCACTGGAAGACGTAGGGCGCGGCGTGATGGGAGGCAAGCCGCCGACCTCGCTTGTGGCGTCAAACGGATCTGGGAAGACCCAGCGAGTCATTGCTGCCAGCGTCCTCTGGTTTCTATGGCGCTATCCACGCGGCACCTGCCCAATCACCTCAGGATCGTGGACTCAGATCGAGAAACAACTATTCCCGGCACTCCAATCATTTCGCGGCAATCCGCTTTTCCGCAAATGGACCTTCAATCAAACGGAGATTAAAACGGACGTTGGAGGCGTGGCGTTTGGATTCTCTACCGATAACCCAGGACGAGCGGAAGGATACCACCCTCGGATGGGCCATGAGATCGACCCGGTCTATTACGTGACCGACGAGGCTAAGACAGTTCCAGACGGCATTTTTGAGGCCATTGGACGCTGCACACTCAAGTTCCAGCTTAAGGCATCCTCACCTGGCGCACCCAATGGCAATTTCTACCGCTCACAGACGAGCGAAGCCGCATTGCATCGGGTGGTCAAGGCGACCTCGTTCGATTGTCCACACATCGATCCGCTCAAGATCGAGCGCGACAAGCGGCTTTATGGCGAGGAACATCCGATTTACCGTTCGATGCACCTTGCCGAGTTCACCGAGGACACAGAGCGGCTTGTTCTTTCGGCCTCGCAGCTTACCAATGCGATCAGCGCACAGCCTAAGCCTGACATCAATGGAGAGACTGTTGCATTCTGCGACTTTGCCGCCGGTCGGGACGAGAATGCGCTTGCAATCAGACGGGGCAACGTCGTCCGACTTGTCCGACACTGGAAAGAAACTGATACGATGCAAGCCGTTAGGGAATTTATCAAACAATTCCAAGCTGAACAACTTAAGCCGGGGCAAATATGGGGCGATGCAGACGGTATGGGGACCGTATTTATTGACGCGCTTACGGAAAGCGGCTGGAGAATCAATCGCTTCCATGGAGGACAACCGGCGACTGAGAAAGCCGAGTATGCCAACCTGATTTCGGAAGTCTGGCACGTTGGCGCCAGGGAAATCGAGCGAGGACGAATCAACCTTGGCGAGTTGGACCCGGCGACGTTTGACCAGATGACTAGCCGGAAAAGCGAATGGAATGAGACTGGTAAGCTTAGGCTTGAATCCAAGGACAAGATGCGGTCGAAGGGGCTGAATAGTCCAGACCGAGGAGATGCCATCATGGGATGTATCGGATGCGGTGCTAGGCTTTCCAAGGCAATTACCGGGGCCGTCGAGATCCGAACCACGCCATCAGCGTTCCGCCAGCCAACTATCCGAGGTTTCTCCCGGCTTTGAAACTTAGTCTTGCCTAACTTTGCGTTACAAAGTAAAGGGTGGGTATGGCGAAAGCGAAAACGGCAAGCATGATTTCACCATTGACGGCATCACACCGCATACGGCGTTACAATCTGGCCGAAATTACACCCGAATACGTCAATTCTATCCTGCGACAAGCGCAATGGGGAAGGATGGCGTTTGCCTATGACCTGCATGATCTAATGCTAGACACTTGGCCGCGCTATCGCCAGAACGTTAACAAGATGACTCGGGCAGTATCAAAGCTCGAAATAGAAATCAAGCCAGGTCAAGTCGAAGGGCAAGAAGCGCCATCCGAACAGGCTTTAGCTATTCACGAAATAGTTGAACGAGCGATTGAATCAACATCTCCTCGCCCCGGTTATTTTGAGCTTGGAACTACCGAAGCCATGGACGCAATTCTTGAGTGCGAGGCTAAAGGCCCAGTCGCGCTTGAGATTGTGTGGCAGCTATCAAACAACATTTGGTCGCCTCGGTGTTACATTCCATTTCCAGGTCGATGCCTTGGATATCCGTATGATGGACTCGAAGAGGATCGCCTGATGTGGTCGCCGGTGGCAGCAAGTGGACAGCTTCAAGACTTCGCTCCTAACGGCGTCCTTGTTGGCGTGCGATCACAAGGCGGCATTCATCCGCTCTATTCTGGAGCGATGCGTCCTCTCGTTAAGTATTGGATGGCCGCTGTATTTGGCATCGGGTGGTATATGCAATACACTCAGCTTTACGGCATACCGTGGCGCACAGTCAAAACTGATGGCACTCAAGAAGCCATGGACAAGGGCGAATCGTTCCTTGCCGATATTGGCGCGTCCGGTTACGCAGTCACGAATCAAGACTTTGAGCTAACCGTGCACGATGGAGTGTCAGGATCAGGTGACACGCTACCACAAGCGACGATCATCGAGCTTGCCAACAAGACCTGCGACCTGCTTTTCCTTGGCCAGTCACTGACAACCGACACAAGCGGTGTTGGATCACAGGCGCTTGGCACCATCCATGCCGACACTCTGACTGAAAACGAAAAGAGCCGCGCCTATTGGCTTTCCAACTTCCTCACCGATCAACTTATTCCGGCGATCGTTCGAATGAACTTTGGGGAGATTCCGCCCGAGGAAATGCCGTATGCTTGTGTTGAAATCCCAGAGATTGAGGATGAAAAGGCCAATGCCGAACGAATCAAGCTGTTGAGCGACATCGGTATTCCAATGTCGCGCAAATGGGTTTACGATGCTTTGGGAGTGCCAGAGCCTTTGCCGAACGAGATCCTTTTTGGATCAACTCAACCCGAGCTGCAACAAGCTCCAAATACCCAAGAAGAGATAGTTGACGAAGCTGTTCCATCGGAAGAAATGGCAATGGCAGCGCAATCCGCTCTGGATTCCAACCGATCGCTTCCAGTCTGGAACCGCGTCATTTCCGGCTTGGGTGCTGCTGAGTCATCACGGGCGCGGGACATCTCAAACCGGACCGCGATTGATCCGGCGCAGGTCAAACGAATGGCCGAGTTCTTCTCCAAGCACGAATCCGAGCGGGTTTCAGCATCATGGACGTATGACAGCAAGATCGGAAGACGCTGGCTCGCTTATGGTGGAGATTCCGGTTATGAGTGGGTGCAATCGCAACTCAGCCAATGACGGAAGACGAGATCATGGCAAGGACCGAGAAGCGTTTGCCGGAACTGGCAAAGCGCTCTTATGCCGCGATTGACGCCGAACTCGCGAGACTAATTGACCTGGCCGGCAAGATGCCGATTGGAGCTTTTGCAAGGGAGGTAGAAGCCGCCATTGAACGTGCCGCTTCTCTTTTCCCGCTAATGGATCAAAGACCGATCCAAGACGAGCTAGAAACCGTTATAGGAGAGGCGATCATCGGAGGGCTAACACCATGACCGGGGGAAAATCATTCATCTCGGTCGATATTGACGCGACCGACGCAACCAAGATTTATGTAACGCTGGCTAAGACATTTTCGGCGGAAAAGCGAAAGGCGTATAACGTTATCGGAGCGGATGCCGCGCAAGATGCCGTTCAAAGCTACTACGCAAAAAGCGGAAGAAACCTTTGGATCAATCCAGCGCTTGCAACTCATGGAGCAGGTAGGCAGAAAACGCGATTTGCCGAAAATGTAACGACAGGATGGGCCGTCGCCAGCGTTAGTGGTAGTGGCGCGACAATCCAGAACAAAGCCATTGGGCTTGCTCATAAGGTCACTGGCGGCACGATCACAGCTAAAAGGACCAAGTTTCTTACCATCCCGCTTATTCCACAAGCTCACGGCCGAAGAGCTAGGGACTTTTCCGTCAATATCGGTCCGCTCTTTGCAGCCAAAGAATGCCTGATTTGGAAAAAACCAGACGGGACCATTACGCCAGCTTACGCGCTCAAAAAGTCGGTTACTCATGCACCGTGGAAAGGCGCATTGCCACCCGATGCGACAATCTCAGATGCATTTGGAAGCGCCGCCTTGGATGCAATCGGAAACGAGCTTTCTTAGCTGAACCTAAAAAACTTAGCCCAGCCTAAACTTTTCGCTTGATACTTTGTAAGGCAAAGCGTAATCCTTTTGCAAATGACGGGAACTGAGACAGTCCAAGCTGCTTTCGGATCGGAGCTTACCGCTACCGGATCGAATGGCTTTGCGATTGTCTATTTACCCGAAGGAACGCACCAGATTGAGGCTACTGTTAACGGTAAGGCTCAAAAGCGCACTGTCACAGTCGACGAGCGTGTCTTATCGTCCTTTCAAGCTGACCTCACTAAGCGGCTTTCTGAGAATGTCCGCCCATTTGCTGGCTTCGACCACAAAGCAGGTCCAGCAAGCATGATCCCAACAGGCTACCGTTACGAACAAGGCGTCGGACTTATTCTTGAGGGCGAACTTACTCAAGCCGGTCAAGCCGCTATTGAGGGCCGCAATTACTCTTACTGGTCGCCATCCTATCTGATGCGCGACGGAATTCCGATTGGTCTCGCCGCCAACGGGGAAATCGGATCATTCGTCAACGATCCTGCTTTTCGATCAATCGAGCGCATCGCCGCATCTCACACTGAAACCAACATGGAAATCACCGAAACTCTCGCCGAGCTTGGCTTGGCCGAATCCAATCAAACCGCCGAGGAAGCGGTTGCTGCCGCAAAGGTTGCTCTTGCTTCTCTCCGCGAATCTGCAAGCACCGCCGAAAGCGTTACCGCATCCGCCGCATCCGCCACGGAAGCTATCAACGCCGCAAACGCCGAAGTCACTCGTTTGACTGGCGAACTTGAAACAGTTACCGCTGCCAAGGTCGCACTTGAAGCCAAGGAAGCTGAAGTGGTCAAGGCCGCAAACGCTGAACTCATTCAAGCCGCTATCAATCGAGGCGCAATTCCTTCGCAGGATGAAGCTACAAAGAGCTTCTGGCTCAAGTCGCTTGCGATTGATCCAGAATCGACCAAGGCCGCGCTTGCAGCATTGCCAGGCAAGGAAGTCGCAACTAGCAAAAGCGTTCAACCTAGCATGAAAGGAAGCGGAATCCCTGATCCAATTTCCCGCGCTGAATTTGACGCAATGGACCCTACCGACCGCAACAACTACATGCGCGCCGGTGGAAAAATCATCAAGGATTGAAACATTTTCACCAACACTAAAAACACTCACATCTAAAACATCATGGCTAATCTCACCATCTCCTCGCTCACCGAGCAAATCTATCAGGCCCGCGATCTTATCGCCGCTGAACCGACTGGCTTTATGCAGTCCGTAATCGTCAACGGAGGCAGCGAAGGCGTCTCCATCGGCGGCACTGTCAACTCGCTCCGCACTGGCCAGCCTACGCTGAACACCAGTTACACCCCAGCGATGACCATCCCTGACGGTGACGCTCAGACGCTCAACAACGAAACGATGACCATCGACAAGGTGGCAAACGTTCAGATCCCGTTGACCGGCGAACAGCAGCGCCAACTCGACAACACGGCCGGTGGCGAATACGCCCGGTTGCAGATGTTCGCTCAAGCATTTCGGAAGATCCGCAACGCAATCGAAGCTGATGGTGGTATTGCCATCAAAAACGGATCGAGCCGCGCCACTGGCACCGCTGGAACTAGTCCGTTTGCCACCAACATCAATCCGCTCGCTGATCTTCGCAAGATCCTCACTGACAACGGCGCACCGCTTGACAGCGATGTCTCCTGCGTCATTGACACGACCGCCGGTGCTGGATTCCGCAAGCTCACAAACCTCTACAAGGTCAACGAAGCTGGTGGACCTAACTTGCTCCGCAATGGTGAACTCGGTAACATCTTTGGATTCTCCATCAAGGAATCTGCCGGTGTCGCCGCTCACACCAAGGGAACGCTTGCCAGCTCGCCAACTTCCGCTGCCGCTGGCTTCGCCCTCGGTGCAACGAGCATCACGCTTACCGCATCGGTTGGAACTGGAACCATCGTTGCAGGTGATGCTCTCAGCATCGCCAACGACACCGGAAACGTCTATGTCGTCAAGACTGGAGTGGCCGATGCCTCGACCGCTGCAACGCTCGTTCTTAACGCTCCAGGCCTCCAGAAAGCCACCGGAGCTACCGCTCGCGCTCTCTCGCTCGCTGCAAACTACACCGGCAACCTTGGCTTCCACAAGTCCGCCGTCGAGCTTGTCATGCGTCCGCCTGCTCAGCCATACGGTGGTGATGCTGCTGTGGATCGCATGACCATGTATGACGAAAAGTCCGGTATGTCCTTTGAAATCGCACTCTATCGCGGTTATGGCAAGGTCATGTTTGACATCACTTGCTTCTACGCTTGGAAAGTGTGGAAGCCAGAGTTTGTTGCTACTCTTCTGGGTTAATTGGTTGCTCATCATGAATAGTCCCGCGCTGTCCGAGTGGATGGCGCGGGCATTCATTCAAATTTGAATCGAATGGCTTGGGTTGCTCTATCGGCTGACGCATTTCGTGACCGTGTAAACGGTGATGAATATGATGGGCTTTTAGCAGAATCTCCAACGCCTGATACAAAGATCTCAACGGCACTTTCCGAAGTAGCACTTGAGATCGTCTCGCGCGTCAACGCAGGTCGCAGGAAACGGGGCTTGGCTCCCGCCTTGGCGACTGGCTTGTTTGTCCCTCCAGGCGCTGTCAGACACGCTTACACTCTTGTCCTGCGAACGCTTACAAATAGCTTTCCCGGTCTGGCAACTTACAACGGAGACAACAGATCCGCCGCTTCTGATGCTGCTGAAAAGTATCTGGAAGACCTCGGAAACAACAATGCGGATTCTGACGATGCAGGTGCCGCTGTTTACGCTTCATCGACAGTTTATCCAGTCCGCTATGGCGGTCGTGACCTTCTCGATTTTATCACCGTTCGCTGATGCCATCAATTCTCCAACAGGTAACGGAAAGCATGGGGAAAGCATTGCGAGAGAGCGATTACTTCCGCACTTCGCCCATTATTCCAGTCTTACAGGATGACGAAAAGGAAGTCTTTAAGCAAATCGAAATCGCAGGAAGCAGGACTGGAGCTTTTGTAATGATTAGCTTTGAGGGAACTGGCGACTCCGATGCTGATACACCTGGTCCGGATCTTGGAGATTGCCAGTTTGTTGTGACTTGCGTTGAGATCCCTGCAATCTGGCGACAGAAACCGGGATTGACGAATCCAGCCTCTCAAATTTCAGAAGCAGTTGCTAACATTCTGCAAAACCATCGTCCGCTTGATGAGAACGGAGCAGCAGTCACAGGCGGCGGTCTAATTTTCAAGTCAATCAAATCACAGACGGACGAATCAACCATTCAATACGCTGTCACTTTTTCCATCGGACTTTACATCCAACAAACTGAACCTTCACGCTAAACGCTCATGCCAACTTTCGACCGCACCACAATTGTCAGAGGACCATGCAAGATCACGTATGGAGGCGCTACCTTTTATGCTAAAGGAGGCGTCAAGATCACCCAGGCCAATGCTACGTTTGACAAAGAGACGGATTCTTACGGCGTTGTCGGACGAGGAAAGACCGACTTCACGCAGACAATCGAATTCACGCCAGTCGGTGAGATTGAAGCGCTCACGGTTCTTTTCGCACAAGGCAATGCCACGTTCGGGGCATCGCTCGCAACCGGCACTGATACGCCACTGGTGATTGTTTCTCCTGATGCGACTTACACTTTTCTTTCAGCCTTCATCACGAAAATTCCAAGCATCTCAGCGAGCGCGGCGAAGACCGCATTTGGCAGCGTAACGTTCACGGCCGTCTTGAAAAAGAATGGCGATCCAATGAACAAAGTGGACTATTTCACCGTTGGAGCAGGAGGATCAATTGGGACCGCATTTGAACCTTCCAAGATCATCACAGCGCCCTATGCCGCTACGCTGGCAGGAGGCACCCCATTTTACTCTGAGGGAGGATTTGAAATCGCCTTCGACATGACGAGCAACGACGTAATGGTAGACGGGATTGGACTAGTCGATAAGACATTTGGCGGAATTGATTGCACGATCACCTGTATTCCAGTTGGCGTCACTGATACGGTCTTTGATACCTACTTCGATGGACTCGATGCCGGTGAAGAGCTTGCAAGCGCAGTCTTGGATATTTCCACTGCAACAAGCGGCGGTCTGAACTTTGATTGTGCTGCGGTGCAGGTTCTCAGCCTTGAGCGCAACTTTGATCCAAAGTCAAACCGACTGGGAACGCTCACGCTTAAAGCAAAGCGCACTTTCTCAACCGGTGCGCAGGTCGCTCTCTACACTATCACTGCGGTCGCTTAAATCATGGTCTGCACTTTCACTGTCGGGGCTGTCAAACTAGACCTCGCTGGAGGTTCTGGACGATCATCGGAGACGAGCAATCTCCGCATTGAGCCGCGCACGAATTTCCAGCAGGTTTCTTACATCGGCGCTACCGAAGGACGTCAATTCTTCCGTCCAGGCTCAATGGTAACAGTGTCGTTTGATTCGATGCTGACTTTTGACTCTCGGGAATTGGCGGAATTCTACCTGCTTTCCCTACCTTCCGATTTACGCAATCAGACCGACGCAACAGCAATTCTAGGTGCAAGGACAGTTAGCGGAACAGCCCAGGTAGAAACCGCAACAGCGGTCGGAACAGCATCCTCAAGTAACAATGTAATTGCCACTCTGACAGCGGCAAATGTCATCGGATCACCGATTGCAACAACAGTTGCGATTGCTTCCGGCGATACGCCAACACTATGGGCTGCAAAAGTCAGAACAGCACTTGCAAGTGTCACTGAAATATCAAAACGATTCACCATTGGAGGAACCGGCACTTCGATTGTATTGACGGCCAAACGAGCGGCAGCAAATGATGTGACGCTAAACCTTGCACTTGCCAATGGCTCGCCATCACCTGGAATCACTGCGGCACCATCCAGCGCGGACACGACTGTAGGAGTAGCTGACACGATCACTCCAACGCTTTCCTTGTATGACGTGCAAGCCAACGTCGGAACCGCTCACAAGGGCGCAACCGTAGCTCTCAGTGTTCAACTTACCGGGAGGACCACCGCACCGTAATGGCCGACGCATCCAAGAACGTTAATATTAACATCAACACCAAGGCTGATACGTCTGGTGCTGAAAAGGCAGCGACTTCGCTCAAAAAAGTAAACGACGCAGCTAATCAAAGTGAAAGTCGTGGATTTGGAGGAATGCTTGATGAAGCGAATCGCAAAGCCAAAGAGCAAGTTGAGGTTCAAGATGAAATCAAAACAACGGTAGAAGATACAACAAAGGCAGCACAACGAGCCTTAGATGTTGAAACTGCCAAGGGTAATATCCGAAAAAATGCAGTAAAATCTGCCGAAGCAGAAAGCGCTGCGGTTATAAAGACCGCGCAAAATACAGCAGCAGTTGCAAGTGGTGTCGCGGCAGTTGCGACAGCAGCAAAATTTGCAGTCGATGAAGTTTCAACCTTGGCAAATAAGATGGCCGAGGTTGATCCAGAATGGGCGCGTCGCTACTCAGTTGAAATTGAGACACTCGGGATGCTTGCCCATCCGCTCGACTCACTATGGGCCGCTCTTACTGATCATGCATCTGAAGCGATAGATGATTTAGATACTGCAAATAAGCGACTTGCTGCGACAAGCGTGGCATTAGCTAAGATGCAAGCTGAAAGAAAAGCTGCGGTTGATGCTGCTAATTCCAATTCAATGGAAGGAGTTTTCGGTCGAGAGCTTGCTGCAATTGAAGCTGAAACTTCGGCATTAAATCGGCAAATTGCGGTTCAAAATTCAAAAGCGGCAGCAGTCGAAGCCGCAGCGAAGCTCCAAGACGCGATGGATATTCGCAACGGAGCCGATCCTAATAAGGTGGCAGCAAACGCAGCGCTGCGTGAGCAAGGCTCACAGAATACAGCGATTGATCAAAAACTTGCAGAGGCTCAACAAGCGTTCCAATCAGCCCAAGAACGCGAGCAAGCCGTGATTGAAAAACTTGGATATGCCGTTGCAATCAATTCAAAAAATAAAGACGATATTTCAAAACAGGCTGAAGTCGCTGGCCGCGCAACGGAAGAGGCTCTTCTAAACCTTCGTGCAGCTCAAGAAATTGCAGACCAGCAAAAGTTGGCGGTAGCAGCGGCAACACAAAATACGATCCTTGATTTAGGGATTACCGCAACAGCCGATTTTGCAACAAAATTAAAAGAAACGGTTGATGGGCTTGTTCCGATTAATGCAGCGCAAGCAGAAGCTAAAACCATTGCAGAAAATGCGCTTGCAGATGGAAAACTGACATCTGATGAAATGCTAAAAGTTGGCGCGGCATTGCAGCTACTGATGGCAACACTTAAGACTGGTCAAGAAACAAGCGTAGGAACTATTCAATCGTTGATTGATTTGCAACGCTCTGTCATCGCAAATCAAAATGTGCATGATGCACAAATTAAGGCTCTTCAAGGTCAAATCAAAAGCTCTGGAAATATTCGATAATGCCAATTGCATGGACCATTCAAGGTGAAGCAGGAAAGACTCTGGACGCAACCGTTCGGACGCTAGAATCACTTGCCATTGATACTGCATCGTTGAACTTTCGTTCATTGGACGCAGATGAGCTAACGATCACGATTTCTCCACAAGATGTGACTACAACAATGGTCGCGGAGCTTGGACAAACTGTGACACTTTTACGTAATGGAACGCGCTTTTTCCACGGTCATGTAATTGACAACCCGGTCCAGATCACAAGCAGTGGGCAAACCATTTCAATTGTCATTGCCGGCCCCTGGTGGTGGTTAGATCGAATCAACCTCACAAGTTCGAAAACAGACGCGACCGGAGCAACGGCGGATCGAATGTCCTACATTTTCGGCACCACATCGGGTGGCGTCAATCTCAAGACGGCAATTGAGAACCTAATGGACCGAGCTATCGTATTGGGCGCACCGTTTCAGCGTGGAAGTGTGGCAACGTTTTTTGACGTTCCCAGAATCACTCTCAATCAATGCTCATGCGCCCAGGCGTTGTCAGAACTGATCCGGCTTGTGCCTGACACAATGACCTATTTCGACTATTCCACGACGCCACCAACAATGATCGTCACGCGAAGGTCAACGGCTACGATTGAAACGCTAACGGTCGGAACTTCGCCAATTGAAAGCATTTCGATTAAGCCGCTATGGGAAATGAAGGTTGATCAGGTGGTTCTTGATTACAACAAGCACGACGTTCGAGGACTGACCCAATACGTCGCGCAGACCAGTGGAACTGCGGCACCGGCACGAATCCACAAGCTGACAGTTTCTGGTCAAGAACTTGATACGTTTATTCCGAATAGCGTTTATGATAAATACAATTTAAAGACAACACCAATATCGTTAGCGGATTATTTTATTATCCAAAAAGATTCAGACTGTGCGGCAGCAATCAAAAAGTACGGATCATTACCTGTTGCAGTTGGGCCGTATTCGATTGGAACTTCTGGTGTTGCAACAGCAAAATCGACATCCTATTTGCTTGAAGATGGAACGTATGCAAATCTTACTGGTAAATATTTAATCACTGGCGAGAATCCACCGTCGTGGGATACTGGATACACTTTTGAGAAAGTCACAATTACAGGGGATATCTATTACTTGTTTGCCGCTTCAAAAAGCACAAGAGGATCAGGAACACTTACCACTTATTCATTGCCAGCTTGGTGGTATGAAATCCCATGGGTAAAAAAACTTGTAGCTGTATCTTCTCAAACTTTTGGTATTGACACATATACTTACGATTTCTTCTCCAAGCCATTTTCAATCAGTGGATACCTTGTAAACGGAGCAAAACCTGTTACAGCAGGAACCGGCACTGGAAACACGACAACCCAATTTACAATGCCAGCTGGGTTTGAGGTTTCAGACAATTACTACCTAGGAGCAAGAGTTCAAGTTGGAGAAAATCCGACCAATACTTACACGATCACAACTTACGTCGGAAGCACTCGCAGAGCTACCATTTCGGGAACGTTTCCAGTCGCAATGAATGGATTTACGTTCTATCTAATTGATGGATGTCCGATTTACAAACCTGCCGACTTCTCATTTATTGCACCACCTGCCGGTCTTGCTGCAAACCTCAAAGGAGCGCAGGACTTTGTTCCCTACGCTGGATCAATTGACCTCAAAGAGCAAGACGTCGGGGGGACTCGCTATCGTGGAAAGGTGGTCAATATCTCCAACAGCTTTACGGCATACTCCACGATGAAAGCTCTTGTTTCTTCCGAGTCGCTCGATATTAAAAGCGGGGGAACCTCAATCGAGCTAGGGACTCCTCCGCGCCTAGACTTCCGATCCTTTACAGACCGCATCCGCCGCACTCCTCAAGACAACTTTGAATATTTATGAACCAGTTCCAAACATGGCTAGACGTAGAGGGGAATATCTACATGACCGGAGGATCTCTAATCGACATTAGTGTTTCACCAACGGCTAGGTTCACACTGATCCCAGATGGATACAATAAGGCACTCACAAACGAAAAAACGTTTGTTTCACGGATTGCAGCACGGGAGGTCACTCAAAATGATCCACCTGTTTTTCTAGGTGGATCAGGACGCAATTTAATCTTGAGTGGAACACTTAGTGGAAGCAACTCACCGATTGGCTATTTTTACCAAGAATCTCTGCACGGATGGACAAATAGATACGGTCAAAGCATAACGCATAATGTTTCGCTTGATACAGCGATACTTTATGATGATACTGGGACGATTGCAACGATGACAGGAGCAACGTCATCAGAGGCTCCATTTGGAACGTTTACCTCTACCACTTACGGTGAGACAACTTACAATGGAGGAACTCCGTTCACGTTGGCGCTGGCTTACGAGGGACGATATGTTTTCCCGTCTTTACTAGTAGAAGTTACCGCTGGAACCGCACTAGCTGGAATTTACACATCAAACCAATGGGGTATATATCAAAACGGATCATGGCGGATTGATACTTTTGAACCTCTGACGTATTGCCCAGTAATTGATGATGGGACAAATATTATAGCAATCAATTCAAGCCCTCTTCCAAGCAGTTTTACAATTAATGATCCAACCGGCGCTTACAATGCGACCACCTACGGGAAAACCACTTACAATTCCGGACAAGACTTCACGATGTCTTGCTCACTTGTTCCAATTCCAGCGCCGATTGCTGGCTACCTCTACGTTACGGTCACACTTTCGGCAGGAGTCGTCACCGGGCTGACAGGTCCATTTTTTGCAAGCTCAATGCCAGCAAATACCGCGACAGCTAAAAGCATCCCGGTTGCTTACTCGGACGGCACGACCTGCATTTCGATCCAACAAGGACCGATCCTCTGGAAATGAAATAGCTCAACAATCACCTCAAAAAACTTAGCAAAAGCTAAAAATCTTGCCAAAACCTAAGTTTCACCCTAGCTTTCCCGCAAATGGCAAACATAGCAAGAGCCTACTGCAACGCCGCATTCTCGCTGTCATTTACCGCGAAAAATGCAGCAGGAACAGCGTTTGACCTTACTGGATGCACTGTCACTGGATGGATCAAACTCAATAGCAATTCGACTACCTACGTTGTCGACCTTATTCCAACGATTCCTACTCCTGCAAACGGCATTATTTCAGTTCTGAAGACCGATGCCCAAATGACGATCAATCCAGGTCGATACATTTACGGAATAAAGCTGAAAAACTCGGCAGGAAACACAATCTGCATCATTGAGAAGCCAATCAATTTCATGCAAAAGCCTCCAACTTCCGCTGCTTAAATGTCACTGACAATCATCGAAATTAGCGTTCCAGGTAACGTTCCTTCATCGGTTGAAATCGACGGCGGATTCGGGCCTGATATTGTCGA